AGTGGGATGGCGCACCGGCCATATTTTGCGGTGTTAATCCAGATAATGGTAAGTTTTTTGTAGGAACTAAATCAATCTTTAATAAAGAGCCGAAGATAAACTATACGCCAGAAGATATTGAAATGAACCATGGCCATGCCCCAGGCTTAGCTGATAAGTTAGTTAAAGCATTACAGTATTTACCTAAATTAGGCATTAAGAATATTTTACAAGGCGACTTTATGTTTGATAAATCGTCATTACAACAACAATCATTAGATGGCGTAACGCATTATACATTCAGACCTAATACAATTACATATGCGGTAGAGGCAGATTCTGACCTAGGTAAGCGTATTGCAAAAGCTGACTTTGGAATTGTATTCCATACATCATATGATTCATTAACATCGCCGGCACAATTCGGAGCAGACGTATCTAATCTTAAGAAGTCGTCAGATGTCTGGTTTGATGATGCATTCTTTAAAGAATCTAGCGGAACGGTATTACTTACTGCTAAAGAAGCTAAACTAGTAGCATCGAAAATTAAGGCCGCAGATTCAATACAAATTGACTATGAAAATATTCCAGCGCAGTTACTTAATACATATATCAACTCTGAAATCCGTACGGGTAATTTTCTCGAGAATCCAAAAGCATCATTTCGAGCTTTCAAAGCTTGGTATCAAGTTAAGGTTGATAAGAAAGTTGATAAGTTAAAGTCTGAACGGGGAAAGGCGAAAGCAATTGCCGCGGGAGAAGAAGCAAAAGCTAACTTTGATGCGCGCCAGGATGATATTATCAAAATTTTCAAATTGACTAAATTATTGGCTGAAGCAAAGATGGTATTTGTTAATAAGTATAATAACGCAGTATACAGAACAAAGCATTTTAAAGACGATGGTCAGGGCGGATTGGTAGCAACAGCCCCAGAAGGCTACGTAGCAATTGATAGAATTGGTAATGGAGTAAAGTTAGTTGACCGCTTAGAGTTTAGTAGAGCGAACTTTGCGATGGACAAAGGATTTGCCAAAAAGTAAATCTACATATTTATTTATAAAGGAACTTCAATGACTGAAGACAAACTTAGAAAATTGGTAAGAGCGTTAGTTAAGGAATCGTTAGAAGAACGTAACGCACGTAAAAATGTGACAAGGACATTGACGAAAGTCGAAAAATTGCCTTCGGTGAAAATGCTTAAGAAAGCTTTGAGTACTGGATCACCAGCACAACAGGCTACAGGACTTTATAAAGTAGTAGTTGCGATATCAGGAGATAACCCGCTAGTAGCTAAGACTTTAGCACGCATGCTTCAGACTGGCGGTATTGCTGCACCAGGAGAATCTGGTCCAGAAAAAGTAGATGAGTCTGGGCCGTCCGATAATTACAAGCCAATAACTAAGCAGCTAGCAAAAGTCGATAACACACCAGCAATGAAGCAATTAAAAAAGCAACTAGTAAATAAGTCTGCATCGGCACAGGCAGAGTTTGCATTAGATCTATTAAAAGGATTAGATCTGAAAGATGACGCCAGACGCCGTCTTAAAATGATGTTAAATATTTCAGAAGTGAAACATTAAATACTTAATGAGTAATAAGTTACAAAATATAAAAGCTCTCAAGCAATTGTTAGCTGGAGAGCATAAGACTCAGACAAGAAAAACATTTAGTTTTGGTTCTGGCGAAGATTCTAAAATTGTAGAAGAACGATTTGAAGACGGTACGCCTAAAGTATGGATTGAAACTGATACAAATGGTAATAGGTTTCGAATAACTCAGAACGAAGGTTACAGGACAAAACGTCCGGTGAACTCGACATTAGATATAGTTAAGGAAACGCTTTCAGTGCCGGACAGCTGTCCGTCATGTGGAAAGAAAATGCGCGACCATGAACAGCGCTTAAATTTCAAATTCTACTTCATGCGTGGAAAGTGTTTCGAATGTGTATTAGTTGAAGAACGTAAGATAAAGGCAGAAGGACCGGAAGCGTGGGAACGTTATGAGAAACAGATTATGTTAGATAACGCTGAAGCATGGTTTAAAGATACTGATAAGGAATTTGAAGTTCTAAAGGCATCTACAATTGAAACACTTTGGGCGAATGCCGAAGGAGATTCAAAAGAGGCTGATATTTCTGCATTTATAGAAAAAATGGAAAATGATTACGTTAAGCTAAAAGATGATATACGTAAGGATTTGAATATAGATGCAACAGGACAAGGACATAAAGAATAAGTGGAAAAGTACGCGATTATTAATTGCAGTACTAGGATTGTTATATATTGTATGGGTAACAAATATAGCTAAAGTACATGGCTGGCCAGATGTTATAATACAGGCACTGTATACAGTGGGAGTTATTTGTGGCGGTTATATAGGGCTAAATACCTTAAGGCCTTCCGGAATTTTAAATAATTTCGGTGGAATTGGCGGACAAGCCATTAACATTATCAATTCAGATATTCGTAAAAAGTCACCAGGGTTCGAGGATAAATCTGATCCAGAGGAGATGCCGTTATGATAGATTTTGGTAGACCTATAAAACGTATAGTATTACATTGTACAGCTAGTTCATTGAGTGCAACGAAGCAACAAATATTAGATTATTGGCGTAACGAATTAGGATGGAGATATCCCGGTTATCATTACTTGATTGACCAATACGGCACTAGGCATATTTTATCTCACTTATCAAAGCCTACAAATGGAGTGAAAGGATATAATTGGAATTCAGTTCATATTTCATATATAGGAGGCAAAGGAGGAATAGATAATAGAACTGATGCCCAGAAACACGAAATAGAAAATCTTTTATTGGAACTATGTAGCGACAAGATCTTAGGACCGAAACAAATTTTAGGTCATAGAGATTTATCTCCGGACCGAGACGGTGACGGTATTATAGAGCCACATGAATGGACAAAGTTATGTCCATCATTTGACGTTGCAGAATGGTTAGAAGAAATTCAATTTCATAAAAAATTACAACAGCAGTGAAAGAATTCTATTATAATATACCAGTAGAAGTACGGGTAGTAGCGCTTGTAATTATTGCTTTCAGTATCTGGTACATTTGGCTTAAGCCGATTAACGATACTCCGAAGAAACTTGACAAGCTAAATGAAACTATGGACGAACTTAATAGAAAGTATAGTCCGGAATTTGAAGCTAAAATTGATAGTATTTTAGACATGTCAAAGGACTTTTTAAAGGATTCCGAAAAGGAACAGGAAAATACGAACGAAGAAATTAAAGATAATGTTAGTACAAGGACGAAAATATTGTATAGGGATATTAACAACATTTCTACTTACACTGATGCTGAGCGTGACAGCACATGGGCAAGAGAATCAAGACAACGAGAATTCGTTATCTCCCCAGGACCGTAGAACAGTTCCTGCATTAGTAGTTAATTATCTGCCTAGTGATTCTATAGACTTACGACCGACTAGAATTATCTTTGATGGTAAGAAACTAGCATGTTTCGATTATGGCCAGGAAGAGTCTATGCTATTCAAGTTAGAGTTTAAGGATTATTATAAAGAGAATACGATTGACTTACTAGATGTAATGCGTTCTCAGAACGAACATATCGATACATTGCAGTCTGTAGTTAAGTTACAAGCTCAAAATTTAGACTTGGTATTTGATGGATATAAAGATTTTAAAGATTATGGAGAGGATGCTCTAGAGTATTCCTTTAAATTGAATAGGCGTATGAAAAGACAACAACGGGCGACTGTAATTGGATTACCATTAGCGATTGCGATTGGTTATATCGCCCGAGATCAAATCGATAGCATTCTAACTAATTTGTTTAATTAATGTCTAAGCAGAAAAGTATAAAAGAACTTATACGGGAAGAGTATAAACGATGTGCGATGGACCCGGTCCATTTTATGCGCAGGTATTGTATGATCCAGCATCCAATGCGAGGAAAGATCCCTTTTCATTTATATGAATTTCAAGAAGATACATTATTAAAGTTAAGAGATAATCGTTACAACGTTATCCTTAAGTCTCGACAGATGGGTATTTCAACCTTAACGGCTGGCTATGCATTATGGTCGATGATATTCAAAGAAGATTTTAAGGTATTGGTAATTGCAACAACACAAGAAGTTGCGAAGAACCTAGTTACGAAAGTACGTGTCATGCATGACAATCTGCCTTCGTGGTTGCGAAGTAGTAGTATGGAGGATAACAAACTTTCGCTACACTTATCTAACGGGTCGCAGATTAAAGCTGTATCATCGAAAAGTGATTCGGCTAGATCGGAAGCGTTGTCATTATTAGTAATTGATGAAGCAGCGTTCATTGATAGAGTTGATGATATATGGGTTTCGGCGCAACAGACACTAGCGACTGGCGGTTCTGCTATAATGTTATCAACCCCGAATGGTACTGGTAATCTATTCCATAAGACATGGGAGTCTGCAATAAACGACCCTGCATCCGAATTTAATGCTATCAGATTACACTGGACACTGCATCCAGAACGAGACCAGGCATGGCGAGATAAGCAAGACGAATTGCTTGGACCTAAAATGGCTGCGCAAGAATGTGATTGTTCATTTATTACATCTGGTCATACTGTAGTGGACGGCCCGGTACTTGAATGGTATAAACAATCGCATATTAAAGATCCGATTGAAAAGCGTGGAGCAGATGGCAACTATTGGCTATGGGAACATCCTAGTTATACAGCTAATGCTAGCTATGCAGTAGTAGCCGATGTGGCCCGAGGCGACTCATCTGACTACTCGGCATTCCATGTCATAGATTTAGAATCCATGCGGCAAGTAGCTGAATATAAAGGGCG